TTATAAACCCGTGTATTGTCTGCGTAGTACAGTCCGGTCGAGGCATGTAGTAGTACGTTAGCGTTCCAGCCGACAAACTTTGTCCATGCGCCCGTGATCGTGTTTTGTGCGTACTGATAATTCCCGCCGGGGTTTGGTACGTTCAATAGCATCATGTTGGCATCTGGGTATAAAGTCAGTTGCCACCCAAACGACGAACCGTAGGAATTCGCTGCAATAGATACGCTATTCTGTATCTTGTCAGTCAGGGCTACTGTTCTATCGACACTTGCTGACAAAAGACCGCGCCCCAACGGGAAAACGCCCTCTGTGGTGTTGACTGCTAAATCCCCGCCGTACTTCTCAGCACATCGACGGCCTAAAGGCTTACCTAACTGAAACACTCCGACTATCGAAAAATCACCACCCGCGCCGGGGTTGCTGCCTCTGTAAATCGCCACCTCGCCCATCGTTGAAATAACGACGAAATGGTCATCAGCACCCGCGCCAGCGTCCACCGTCCATGTATAGCAGGCCATAATCGACCCGCCATCGCGGAAAATGGCGCTCATATCCAACGTACCCACTGCCCCACCTACTTGTCCAACGGGCAGAAATACCACCTGCATGCTGTTTTTGACCACAAAATACAGCCGTGACTTAAACACGCACACATGCACCAGGTTAGTTGTCGTCACTCCGGTTATTGAAGGCGTTGACGTTCCATCTATTGCCGTCCATGTCGTGCCGTTAAATAGTTGGGGTCTGTCTTGTCCGTTCACTAGGTACAGAAAAGACCCACCCGCAGTAGTCACGTTAGCGTGTTGCCATTGTGCTGAAGTCTGCCCGGTCACGACTGCCGCGCCTACCGCTCCGGCTGTAGTTACGTCGAAAATACCCGTACCCGCTGCGGCGAACAGTTTTGCCCCGCCACTTGTCGGCAAATACTCCACCAGCGTTTGTACTGCGTTTGCAAAACCTGTAACGTGGTTAGTGCTGCCTTTTCTTACCCCTACATAGGAAGGGTACGGCCACCAGTTATCTAGTATGAGCGCATATTGCGGTTTCATATCAGCAATGCTGTCTCGGTCATTAAGACCGCCAACCGGGGCAGGTATTGAGGTAGCTCGTGCTGTTGCCATAATTAACCGGGAAAATTGCCGTCTTGTATGTTCCACTCAGTCAGCAATATATTACGTGGCAAACCGCCGAGTGTAAGTTTTGGTGCCGACTTGTCCTGTGCTTTAATCGTGTCGAGCATGTTTCTAAATTCCGGCAAGTCTAAGCCAGGGTCAAGTCCTTTAGAGGCTTTCCACTGTACTTTTAGACCTAAAACCATCAGCGAATCGTCAAATATCGCTCGGTCAGTGTCGGCTGCGTAGGTTTTGCGAGTAACCCCGCCACCTGCATCAATCCAGTTTTTTGAAATGTAGTAAAAAGACAGGTTCAATCCACCCGTGGGCGGGTCAACCTCTAGGAAGTTGTTAGCAATTCTGAAGCGAAGGTTTGGGCCATCGCTGATAATCGCTGATTTATAAATCTGCCATTCTTGAGTGGTTGCAGGCCCTATGAGCGGCCATTGTGACGTTCTATCCCATTCGGTCTGGGGTATTTGTCTGCCCCAGTCACTCGGTAGGGCGTATTGTGTTTGCCCCTGAACCGTAGTAAAACTGTGTTCAGTATTCAGCCTTTGCCACTCGTACTGGCGGGAAAGGTCTCGCCCTAGTCGGTTGACCAAGGCGAGTAGTTGTATGATCTGCGGGTCATTGTTCCCGATAACCAATGTCGGGCGGCTTACACCCAGTTCACCAGTAACCTGCTGCACTAGCTCCAACAGGGTGTAATTCATAGTTAGCCCTCGACGGTTTCAGGTTCTTTACGCGGTCTTCCGCGTTTCACTTCCGGGTTTTCTAACGATGCTTTGAGCGCTTCAAATTCATTACGCAATCGCTCGTTTTCAGCTTGCAGTGCGTTAATAGGCGCATTTCCTGCCGCTGCCGCTAGATAATCCCGCGCTTTCTTTCTTAATTCCATCCAGCCCATGCCCATACGCTGTAATGCGCCATCGTTCACTTCAGCCAGATTTTCTACAGTTCTAATACCAAAATACTCGGCTTCTTTGCATTGCGACTTAGTGATCTGCGGCCATTGACTTAAAACCGTGCCAATCACTTCCCCCGCCATACCTGCCTCAAACTCACGCCACTGTTTTGCATACTTTTGCTTGTAGTGTGCGTCTGCTTTTACTTCTAAAACATTCAAACGATCGCCGGGGTGTTGAATCCGAATGAATGGAATTTCTTTGTAAATCGGTCGGCCAGCTTTTTCACTTTCCGACTTCAATTCAACAGATTCCATGAAAAACTCGACAAAACTAGATTGAGGATTGCTCATATCTTCTCCGCTCAAATTAAACAGGGGCAAATGCCCCTGCCCACTCAGTAAGTGACCCAATTAAGACTATTACGTCCCAACAATCTCGCCTGACCACCAGCCGCCACAGAAAACGCGGCGTTAGCTGACAGTGCGTTAATAGCACCGCCAGTTGCCGGGTAAATGTTGACGGCGTTAGCGCCGAGGTTTTTAACAGTGACTTCTGCACCAGGTTCAGCTTGGGGCAAAATAACTCCGGTACTGGCTGCCGCTGTCGTTACTATGACATGAGCGCCAGCGACCAGAGTTGCCGTGCCTTGAGTTGAACCCGCAGCGGTCACGTTGTCCTGAATGTCGCCACACACCGCTTCGGTAAGTGCAGCAGCCATTCCGACACCCATACACCGTGAGGGGTAGCTCATACGTTACTCCTTAGACAGAAGCAGCAGAGAACCAGCCACGATCACCAGAAGCCATAGCAACCGCAGGTGAGCGGTAAGAACCGCCAGTTGCAGTCACTAGGAACGTGGTAGCGTTGACGGTACATACTGCTGTCGAAGCGGTAATGACGGCGTTAGCTTGGCCATAAACATAGCGACGACCATCAGAACCAAAGACCTGAGTGCCCAACTGCGGCGCGTCTTCTGCACCGGAAGCGGGGCCCACATCAGCGGCCAAGGTAATGGTATTCAAATCACACCCCGAAATTGGGGCTACGGAAAAAGGTGCAGCCATTTTAGTATCCTTTCAAAATTAGTCAGTCAGAACGCCTTGGAAGCGAGGGCCAGAACTGGTCACGTTACCTGCCCAACCAATCAGTCGAACCATTGAGTCCTGGTTGACCGACATGCGATCACCACCAATCGGCACAAAGTTACGGTCACGGTGCGGACGGAAAAACAGGTATTTAGTATTCAGGAAGTACATGCGGTTGGTGTTCAACTGACCACCAATACCACCATCCAAGAACACATCGCAGTTAAAGCCAGCGCCAAAGTATTTCAGGCTAGTGAAACCGGAACCCGCTGAACTTTCGCTAGAAATACGCTGAATGGCTTGCAAGCTTTCCAGATAAAAACGGTAGTAGTTGTTACCTGCCACGATGATATCTGGGCGGTCAGAACCACGCACTAACTGAACTGCAACTCGGTTCATGTACGATTGAATGTTAGCAGCCGAAGCAGCAGCACCGCCATCAGTCGTAGCATCAAACGCAATGTTGCGCCAGAACGAGAAGTTAGTACGGTTGATACCACCGTAAATGCCCGAACCAGGCGAAGCAGAAACAGCCAGAGCCAGACCAGTGATATCCTTACCGCCGTTACCCGTACCGTCCGAGTAAATACCAGCCGAGATGTCGTTCATCAGTTGGGCTTCAGCAACCTGAATGCGGCCTTCTAACAAGTCAATGATCTGTTCCTTGCCGCTGTTTTGCAGCATTTCGAGACCAGACATAGAAACAGCAGCAGCGTATTGCTTGATGTCAAACTGAGCCGAACTAATCGGGCTGTTCGGGGTAATGTCGATAATGTCATACCCAGAAAAAGAGCCAGCGTTTTCAGTAGTGGTGTCGTTGTACATTACTTCCTGAAGAATGACGTTACCGCCAGAAAACAGCTTTTGATTACCGCGTTCTTTCAGTTTATACAGTAATGCGTTGTTGTTGGTACAGTTATCAGCCAGCGAACCAGAGCGCGACTGAATAGTGGTTGCGACAATGTCGCTTAAATTGGCAAACGTAGCCATGACAATCCTTTCTGTTAAGAATCAAATTGCGCGGCGAGAATATCTCGCAGCGAACCTTTATTACCGGGCTGAACCCCAGAGGAAGCAGGACTAGAGCCTTTTACACTCACTGCGGCGGTTCTCGCCTTTTGAGCTTGGGCTTGTTCTAGCGCTTTTTTCTGAGCTTCGGCGCGTTGCTGATCTAACAGGGATTGCCTGATGTCGGGACGCATCCAGACAGCCATTTCATACGCTTCTTGTAAATCTTTGGCGCTGCCGGTTTCCAGCAGGGTAGCCATTTCATTACGCACTGCGTCAAAGTGCGGGCGGTCAGGTGTAGCAAATGACGATAACTGCTCGTGCGCTATTGCTTGTTCCTGTTGCCTAGCCTGATTTTGCCACATTTGTTGCTGATTACGCAACACCTGCAGCTCGTTCATTAAATATTGAGTTTGCGGGTCAACTTGGGGCGGTTCTTGAACCTGATTTAAGTCGATGTTGTATTCTTTAGCCAGTTGAGCGAAATACTGCGCCTTTGTCACCGGGTCTGACGTTCTCAGCGTCATATCTGCACGCATCAAAGCGTTGATAGCGGTCGGCGCATCTACGCCTAAACTCTGTAAATGTTGCTGGTAAGGCGCTATTGCTGCGTCATAAGCTTTCGCTCGTTCAGAATGGCCTTTGAACTCTGAAACGCCCTTATGAAAGTCAGATTCGCGTCGTTCGGCTTCTTGGGTGAGTATTTTGATTTCCTCAGTCGTCAAAGGTTCCCCACGGTCAGCCTTTAGGAAAGCTTCTTGCGCTGCGGGCTTCCAGCTTGACGGGGCTTTGCGCGGGGCGGGTTCTGGGGCAACTTCTTGTATGGCTTCGGGTTCTTTCTTGGCAAACTTGCCATCCTCTGACCTGGCTCTCGGTTCTTTAGTTACTTCCGTGGTTACTTCCGTGGTTACTTCGGGGGCAACCTCTGGCGCGACTTCGGCCTCTGTCGTTTCGTGT